AACTGCTTCATTAACTCAGCTTGTATAGCTGCTTCATCCATATTGTTTGTTACTTTATCAGGGTCAAGGTCAAGAGACTTAGCAATCTCTCTAATAATATATTGAAACTTAGCAAAGGGTGCAAGTGCTGGGCTGGAAGATACCTGCATAAATTGCATAAGTCTTTGGCTACGTACTTCATTTGCCATTAGGCTTTCTGTACCACGTGCCTTTACTTCTAAGTCACCACGTATAGCTGGATCAAAGTCAAACTGCATGTTAAATCTAAACAGTCCTTCACCCAGTGGTCGTAGTAAGTAATCATCTACATTCTTTATTACATTTTTAATACCACCTGCAGCAGCACCCATTAGCATTGACATACCTGAAGCAGTACGTCCTACACCTGCAGATACACCCGTTTGTCCATGTGAAAATGAAGGCATACCTGTGCTTTCGTCTGATAGCTGTCTTGCTTTATCAAATAACTGTAGGTTTTCTCCTGCTACATTTGGAAACTTTGTACCAAACACAGCCTGTCCGGGTGCGCCACCCTGTCGTCTAAATACTTTTCCGGGATATACAGATAAGTCTTGGCCCGGAACTAAATTTGTTTCATCTACTTCTATAAGTAAGTTACCACTTAGTACTGCATTATCTACAGCCATACGCATAAACCCATTCATAAGTGTTTGGGTATCGTCCATATTTTCTGCAATACCTATACCAAAGAAAGAGTAAGGGTTCAATTCATATGGCGCAGCCATGTAAGGAATGGTAGCAGGTTTAAATGGATTAAGTACCATACGCAAGAGTTTACCATTACAAATCCATATATTTGCCTGTAGTTCGTCAACTCCCTCAAGTTCTGCAGGGATTTCAATACCCTGTTCCACCAACATATTATAATCACACATACCCCAATACTCAAGGACTTCATAGCGTTCTACTCCATATTCAGGTGCATAGTCAGATAAATCATCTTCCCATGACTCTTTTGTATAGTTTGTGCCTTGCATGATTGCATCATCAATTACTGACGCTCTAAAGTAAGGACGTTTTTTCAATGCAATTAACTGTGAACGAGACATCTTATGACGTTCAATTACATACTGTGCTTCATCTATATTGTTTGCATCTGGGTCTGGATAAAAGTTCCAAACAGATACATGAGATACTTGTGGTACAGTTTTAATGGTAGGTGAATACTCACCGCTTTCATTCCAGTTAGGATATTCTTTATCAACAGCAAATGGACCTTTCATTATTCCTGTACCAAATAATGCCATTTCAAATGCTGTACTACGTAAATGTTTATTAGCACTAGATTCTTCTAGTTGATCTTGTATTTTCTTTTGCATTGCCTTTGCAGCAATCATAGCTGGGCTAAAAGTTATTGCAGTAGGAGTTTTACCTACCCCTGCTTTAACACCTTCAATGTCATCTAGTTTATCACCTAGTGGTCCTAAACTTTCTGATAATGTTTTTGCTGTAGATCCTGCAGGTATTTCTTTTCCGTCACCTTTGTATCCATAAGGACTTACAGGTTCATTAAGCTCTGAGTTTCTAAGTTGTTCTGGTTCTTTAGGATCAAAGTGTACATCACTTACTACTCCCTCTGGTAATACAGTAGGCTCAACTGTAAGTGGAAACTTATTGCTTGCAAATAATACATCAACAATTTGTCCATAGGCTGCAAGTGTTTTTGTTTTTGTAACTTTAATAAATACTCTAGACTTTTCTGCTTCAGTAAACTGAACATCAGACCCATAGATACCTCTATAGTTACGGTACGATCTTAGCCATCTATCTTCATCTTGTTGTCTGTAATCATCAGCACGTTTATATCTATCCATGACAAACGGAATAATAGCACTAATATTAGCATCATCAACTCCTGAGTCTTCAGAGTCTTCTAATACGACTTGTTCGTCATCTGTAAATTCTTGATCTTCTGCCATTTATAATACCTTTAATATCCAAAAGTTTTGTCTGCCATTGGCATACTAGATTGGGGTCGTCCGTGTGGATCGTAGTCAAATATACTAAACCTTGGTCTTGACATAATACCATACCTTAATGCATCATACAAGTGGTCTTCGCTATTTGTATCAATGTCTTCTGGATTTTTTTTATCCAATGGTATAGCTGGTAATTGAGAAACTATATTTGTACAGTTATTAAAAAATACAAGCCTTGGTTCTTCTGTAAATTCATCTACTTGTAACCGTCTATGTATTTCATTTTTACCTGCTACTCTTGATCCTTTACTTCTATCTGACGGTCTCCAACGACAACCTCTACTTACCATCTGCTCTGCAAGACTAGGCCCAGTATCCCCTCTTTTGTGCCAAAGAGAACTATCCAGAACCCCATATCGAATAGTACCATCACCTGCTTCTAACTCCAGTATTTTATCCGCTAAATCTGTAGCTAGTACTTTACCTACATATAGTTCTCTGTAAACAATTAACTGTTCATTAGGGGCGCAAGCAAACCATACTACTCCAGATTTACTTCCATATCCATAGTCACAGGCTCTAAATCTTACCCAGTTACTTGGTATATCAAACGGTTCAATAACATGTAGGTCTCTATTAAACTCTGTAAAGGCTGCGCCTTCTTTAATATCCCAATCACCGTCTAGTAGCTGTCGTCTTTGCTGTTCTGGTAGTGACAAAAGCATTGCTTCATAGTCACCTGCTTCTGCTAAGTATGGATTATCTTTTAGTCGTGCTGGTATAAATCTACGTTTAAATAAAGATATACCTGCTTTTTCGTGTCCTGCTGGATACTTTAATGCTTCTCCAGTTTCTATGTCTGTAGCTTCAAAAGCCTTGTTTGGTATCGCAGGGTCAATAAACATTTTTTTAACCCAGTGGTGTCCTCTACCTCCGGGGTTTGTAGTTGCCCTCATAAAGATAGGTAGGTCAGGTGCAGTAGACCGTAGACGAGACCGCATGTAATCCCATGCATATGGTGTGGCCCATTGAGTTAATTCGTCAAAGCCTATCCAGCTAAATGCCAGACCCTGATAACGCAAGACATCGTCTTCTCTATCAAGATACGACATCCACAACCTTGCGCCAGATGGCGCGGTCCACTGCATCTTTCTTTCAGACCATTTGATTCCGGGCCATATCTTGGGGTACATCTCTTGTGATTTGAATATAAGTTCACGTAACTCTTCCGTTGTGTGTCGTAGTAGTAGACCACTAAACGCAGGATGCCCCATATACCTCAGAGGGTCTGCAAGCATTGCGTAGGATTTACCACCACCAGCACTGCCACCATATAATACTTCTCGTTCACTTGCCGCTAGAAAATCTGTTTGTGGGCCATCGTTTGGCTTAAAAATTATATTGTGATCTTCTTCTAGTTTTTTTACTTTAACAAAATCTATATTTGTTGTTTCAATAACTTTAGATTGTTGCGGCTTCTTTTGCTCCTGTGCGACTTTCTTCAATTTCTTTCGCTTTGGAGATCGCCTTTTCTGCATACTCTGCCCACTGGCGTAAGCTTCTAGCTTTGTTATTTCGTCTTTGCTCATTGTCCAATCGTTTCCTTAAACCTACGTGAGATATAGATCTACCAGTATTTGTAGTCAACCAGTTTGATACTTCACGATATGAGTATTGTTTTAAATACTTTTTTGCCATTTCAAGTTTGTCAAGTTGGTCAGGGATTGGATTTAATATGGCATTGTCTTCTGTGTCTTCTTCATACCCAAATGGTATGGTTCGTGATATTCTAGGTATCTTTACCCATTCATTATTTTCTTGTATATCTATAGGCTGCGGTAGTTTCCACTTGCCAAGAGATCTATCAGTCATCTTGAGATACAACTTTAGGTGGCATTAACATAACACCACCTTTAGCTTCTACTTGTACTTTTTCAGTTTTTACTAAACCTGTACGATCTAGCAGTTCTTTTGCTGCACTTAACTTATCACGTATACCTAGTTCAGTTGGTTCGTATAAACCACCTACTATAGACATTGCAGCTTTAGGAGCATTACGTGCCATATAAGATTGTGTTGCTTCTAGTATTTCTTCTTTAAGACTATTTACTAATTCACTTGTATTATACGTAGGTGCATAGCCAGCAAGTTTTTTTGCAATAGCTGCATCGCCACCTGCCTCATCAAACAAAACATGTAAAAACTTTTGTTGTTTTTCTGTTAATTCACGTGCCATTATTTTTTCTTCCTGCTAAATATCTAGGTACTTTTTGCTCGTTTTTTTGCTGTTGCTGAAAGATCTTTAAAATGAACCACAACTTTAGAACCTTTAGTATGTGTCTTACCTGTGTGTAAAGATCCATTAGGCATTTTATGAGTGTTCCCATTAAACTTCCTACCGTCCTTATAATAATGTTGTACGCCTTTTGCCATATTATTCTCCTGCCATTTCTAATGCCGTTTCTAATGTCTCATTGTTTCTACGTGACCATCCTTTACCAAAGGTAGAAAAAGTAGATAGTCCTTCGTAAAACTTTTGTCGTGCTTGATGCATCTCTACTATAATGTCATGTGGTTTATGTTTAGCTACATCTCTTAGTGTGTTAGGGCCAATGCCACCATCAACAGTAGAGCCAACAATAAACTGCAACGCTTTTGCTGCCCTGCCCATGCCACTATTAACGCCCCAATCAAAAACAGACCAATCCACTCCACTAGGTAAATCATCACACTTTCCTCTGTTCCAATAGTTAGTTTTATATATTGGAGATACTTCAGTTTGTGTTAAAGCTTTCATTTCAGCTTCAGTGGCATTACGCCCAATATACTTTTCATACACAGCTTTTGTAACACCTAAGTTTGTCATACCACCCGGATCATCAGGATGATTTACAAAACCACCTTCGTGATGTAAAAGCATTGATAAACATTTAGAAAAGTTTGCTTCACTCATTTTTTAGCAATGCCTTTGCTCTTTTCATAGCTACGTAAACCGCCCAATCCTAGCATACCCATAAGAACAGTCATAAGACTACCCATATCAAATGCAGGTAGTGGTGGTAGTGTAGCTCCAAACATTGTAGCAAAGAATAAGATACAAGGCTGTAAGATAAAGTGATATAGTAACGCAATTCCACAGATCCAACCTACAAAAGGTCTCCACCCACCAATAAATAAGGAACCAGACTTTGCCTCTTCTTGATTAACTTTAATCTGAGACATAGCTAGTTCCTGAGCATGGCGTTCAGCCATCGTGCTTATCTCGTGAGCGAGAGCATTCTTTTGGTCTTTATCTTCAATAAACTTGTCGAGAAGACCAGTGACAGGTGATATAAGTTGAGCTAACATTATTTCTTTTTCTTAGCCATTCCACCATACATCATTTTTGTTGTAGGTTTCTTTTTAGCCATGCCGCCACCCATCATTTTTTTCTTAGCCATACCCCCAGCTTTCATGTAGCCCATCTTGTTACGTACAGCAGTAGGTAACTTTTTAAGCCCTTTTTGACTAGAAGCAGGTTTTTTCTTCATTCCCGGCATATTAATCCCCTTTCAATATCGTAGCGAGAAACACCAATATCTCTGAGTTCTCTATCTGTCATATTTTTTAGTTTCCAATAGTTTGCTCTACGTTCTTGCAATTTAACTGCTTTATTCCATAATCTTTTAAACATATCTTTCTCCTTTTATGTTTAAGTCAATTGTTCTGACTTATATAATAGGAGTTATATCATATCTAGTTATAACATAAAACAGCTAAGTTTGCAAGTCCGTTATGCATTTTACTTCTTTTTGCAATCACAAAAACCGCACCACCCAAATAGGTGTAGTACAATTCCTGCAACAATGAGTCCAGCAAGTCCTGAACTTCCTAGATTTTCAACTAGGTCAATAATATTTCCAACTGCATTACCAAGAAAAATTAAGTTGCTTGGTCCTACAAGTACTGATGCTACTATTGATAGTGTAATAAGAGCAATGCCCATTTCTGTTATACTTGCGATTGACGATTTCATTTTATCCATTGTCTATCCTTTCTAATTAAGTATCTATTTTGTCTTTCATATCCCAGTACACACACTTTTTAGCACGTGCAATATGACTAGGAAGTTTTTGTTTTAAATAAGGTAAGCCTATATCTTCCATTCCTTGGTAACATGCAGCCTCCGTTTTAAATATTGGCCCACCGTATGTTGCACAATCTGTGGTTACATACATAGAACACATAAGAACTAAAGGTGTCCACATTATTTTTTCTTAGTGGAGTATCCACCTTTAAACATACCTGTCTTACGCATGTCAATAGCCATTCCACCTTTCATATATGCTTTACCATATGATCCAGATTTACCATGATC